TGTCCCCTTTTTCTCCCCCGGGCCCCGGGGCTGTGCACGATGAGTCCGTCGCAGGGAGTGCAGGAGCGGGCGCTAGCCGAGTCGCTGAAGGCCCGCCCCGGGCTACCCGGGGACGCCGCGGCCGAGGCGCTCGCGCGTCGGCTCGCCCAGCTGATCGACCAGGAGCGCGGCGAAGACGGCGAGGCGGCCACCGTCGTCAAGCTCGCGGCCGAGTACCGGGCCGCGCTGACCGCTCTCGGGCTGACGCCGCACGCTCGCGCGCAGATGATCAAGCCGGGGACGGGTTCGCTCGTGCCTGAGCAGGCAAAAAGCAAGCTTCAGCAGCGCCGAGACGACCTTGCGGCACGCCGGGAGCGTAAGGCCGGGCCGTGAGCGCGGCGCCTTACGAGCCACCGAGCCTCGAGGTGGCGGTCGGGGAGATCGCGCCGCGGGTGATGACCCCGCCGAACATCACCGGGCCGCCGGGCCCGTGCAGCTGTGGGTGCGCACTCACTCGGGACACGTCGTACGGGTTCGACGTGATCGACTTCGCCGCCGAGGACCTGGGCGTGCCGCTCGAGCCGTGGCAGCAACTCGCGGTAATCCATGCCGGCGAGCTGCTGCCCGATGGGCGACCGCGGTTCCGCCGCGTCGTGGTCGTGGTCGCCCGGCAGAACGGCAAGACGTTCCTGTTGATCATCCTGGCGCTGTACTGGATGTTTATCGAGCAGAAACGGGTCATTCTCGGCACGTCGACGCAGACGAAATACGCCGCCGAGCCGTGGGCGAAGGCTCACGCAATGGCGCTGGAGTCGCCGGACCTCGAGGCGGAGTTACCGCCGGGCCGGCTCCGCGGTATGCGCAAGAAAGCCGGAGAGGAGGAGTGGCGGACCGTTGCTGGCTCCCGGTACGTCATCACCCCGTCGAACGAGGAGGGAGGGCGGTCGCTCACTTTGGATCGGGTCATGGCCGATGAACTGTCGCGCCAGTTCAGCTACGGCGCCTACAACGCTGCGTACTACGCGATGCGGGCCGTGCCGGACGCGCAGTACTTCGGTTTGACCACTCCGCTCGACGCCCGGTCGGTGGTGTTCAACGACTTTCGCACCGCCGCGTTGCAGCACATCGCGGACAGGTCGGGCGATGACCGGCTGTGCCTGCTGGAGTGGTCGGCGCCGGCCGACGCTGATCCGCTCGACCGGCAGGCCCTCGCGTACGCCAATCCGTCCGCCGGCCGCCGGTACCCGTTCGAGGACCTCGTCAATGAGGCGCGGACCGCGGTCGCTGCGGGCGGTGACGCCCTGTCCGGTTTTCGGTGCGAGGCGATGTGCATCACCGCGCAGCACGCCGACCCGGCGATCAGTACCGCGGCTTGGGCGGCCTGCCTCACCATCCACACCGCGGTCTCGTTTTCTGATCTGCGGGGAAAGGTCGCGCTGTGCTTCGACGTGGCCCCGTCGATGCTGCACGCCACCCTGTACGCCGCGGCGGAGCAACCGGACGGACGCGTTCGGATCGGACCGGTCAAGGAATGGACCGGCGCGGGCTGCGCGGACCGTGCCGGCCGGGAGTTACCCGCCCTGGTGGCGAAGGTCAATCCGCGGGCGTTCGGTGTCCTGCCGGCCGGGCCCGCCGCGGCGGTCATGTCCGGGCTGGCGGCGAACCGGCCCGGGGTCTGGCCGCCCCGCGGCGTGGCCGTCGACGAAATCCGCGGCGAGCTGACACAGGTTGCTATGGGGTTCGCCGCGCTGGTAGACGCGCACCAGGTCGCCCGGGCGGCCGAGCCGCTCATCGACGGCCAGGTCGCCATGGTGGAGAAGCTGCCGCGCGGCGACGCGTGGGTGTTTTCCCGGCGCGGGGCCGGGGACTGTGACGCGGTCTACGCCGCGGCCGGCGCGGCGCACCTTGCCCGGGGGCTGCCACCAGCAACGGTCGTGGTCGGCTATTTCGGGCGCCGAGACCGGTAGACGCATGTAGGGACATTGTTACCTGTCGTCATAGGCACCTATCATCTCGATCATGGGTCGTCGGTGGGATCTCGTCCGGGCAGCGTTCTCCGCTCCGTCGACGCCTGAACCGGTGACCCGCGCGTCGTTCTCCGTGCCGTACGAGCCGGTCAACGTTCTGATCGAGGGTCTGATGGCCGGGATCGGCCGGATCGACCGGGCCAGGGCATTGACTGTCCCGTCGGTCCTGCGCGGGCGTAACCTGCTGTGTTCGATCTCGACCCTTCCGCTCGAGGCCGTCGACGAGGACAACAGGCGCCAGGATCATCCGTTGCTGAGGCAGATCGACCCGAACGTCGAGAACGTCACCACCCTCGCTATGACCGTCGAAGACCTGCTGTTTGAGGCGGTCGCGTGGTGGCGGGTCACCGCACGCGACCACGCCGGTTATCCGGTCAGCGCGGTCCGGTACGCGCCCGGACAGGTGTCGATGACCCCGCCACGCGACTACCGGCACGGCTACCTACCGTCAGGCCTGCCGACCGAGCCGGCCGGCGACGTCGGGATCATCCGCCGCGGTGAGTTCGTGTGGATGGGCGGCGAAGCTGTCCGCTGGCTCGACGTCGTCCGTTTCTCCTCGCCGAATCCGCCCCTGCTGGTAGCCGGCGAACGAGCGATCCGGCGATCGATCGCACTGGACACCCTCGCTGAGATGTACACCCGTAACCCCGAAAAGCGCGGCTACTTCTCTAGCAGGCCCGGGGAGGCGCCGCCGGCAGACCCCGATCGGATTCTCGAGGTGATCGACGATTTCAACGAGGGCACCCGCGCATATGCGTACATGGAGGGTCTCGAGCTGCATCCGATCCAGGTGTCGACGCCGGCTGAGATGCTGCTTGTCCCGCAGCAACAACGGGCCGCGCTCGAACTGGCGAACGCCATGGGTCTCGACCCTGAGGACCTCGGAGTCAGCACCACGTCGCGCACGTATCAGAACGCGATCGATCGGCGCCGGGACAGGATCAATGACGTTTTGGCGCCGTACATGCGGGTCGTCACCGACCGGCTCGGGATGGGCGACGTGACAAAACGCAAGGTCACCGTCCGGTGGCGGCTTGACGACTACCTGAAGGCCGACCCGAAAACCCGGGCCGAGGTCCAACAGATCTACGCCGGGCTCGACGCGACCGACGCCGCGGAGATCCGCGCGGACGAGGGACGCGCTCCCCGCACCATCGCGCCAACACCGGCCCCGGCCCCGGCCCCGGCTAAGGCGGCTTTTGCCCGTGAGGCCGGGCTGACCTTCGGCGGCGAGATCCAGGTCGATTTTGCTGTCGACGTGGAGGGCCGCACGATCACCGGGCTGGCAGTCCCTTTCGGGCAGACCGCCAAATCCGGCGGCCGGCGGTGGCGGTTCGCTCCCGGCTCGATCCGGTACTCGGCGGTCAACCGGGTCAAACTGCTCCGCGATCATGATTCGGCGCAGGCCCTCGGTAAGGCCATCTCGATCCAGGAAACCCCGGCCGGCATTGTCGCGACGTTCAAAATCTCGCCCGGCGCTCGCGGCGATGAGGCCCTGGCCTTGGCGTTGGACGGCGTTCTCGACGGCTTGTCGATCAGCGTCGATATCCGCGATGAGCATTACCGGCCAGACCCGCAGCATCCGGGCGCGTATCTGGTCAGTCAGGCAGCGCTACGCGAGGTGTCGCTGACCGCGGTACCCGCATTCGACGACTCTCGCCTGACATCGGTTCAGGCAACCCGTGATGGAGGACAGATGGACACGTGCGAGCACTGCGGCGCCACACTCACACCCGGAGTCGCGCACACGTGCCCGACGCCCGCAGCGACCGGCCCGGCCGCCCCGGTGGCGTTCAGCGCCGAACAGTTCACCGAGTTCATGGCCCGGTTCGCGGGGCCTCCCGGCACACCGCCTGCCGAGCCTGACCCGGGGCCGACTGTCGTCGATCCGACCCGCACCCCGCCTCCTGTGGTCCGGGAAGCGCTGCCGTACCGGGTCCGGCGCACGTTCAACCGCATCACGGGCGACGAGGAGTTCCTGTTCGCCAACGACGATGAACACGTGTTCTCCGCCGACCTCGCGGCGATGGCCCGGGCGAACGACGGCGACGGCACCCGCACCGACGCCGGCCGGCGGGTCATGGGCCTGCTTCGGGCAGCGTTCGCCGAGGTCACCAGCGGATCGATCGACGAACTGACACCGACGATCCAGCGACCCGACATGTACGTCGACCAGCGCGACTACCGCACTCCGCTGATGGACCTCGTGGGCAAGGGCGCCCCGCCGAACGGTATCCAGCCGTTCCTGTTCCCGAAATTCTCGTCTGCGGCCGGGCTGGTTGGCGACCACGTGGAGGGCACCGAGCCGGCGTCCGGGTCGTTCGTCACGACCAGCCAGACGGTCACCCCGACCGCGATCAGCGGCAAAGCCAGCATCACCCGTGAAGTGTGGGACATGGGCGGCAACCCCGCCGTGTCGTCGCTGATCTTCAACCAGATGGTCCGCGGATGGCGCGAGGGTTTGGAGAGCGCGGCGGCGACGTTCCTCAACACGCTGACCGCGGCGACCGACGTCACCATCACGACCGCGTCGGTCAACAAAGCGCTGGTGGCGGACCTCAACGCGATGGTCGCCGAGCTGCAATTCGCGCGTGGCTACGACTTTACTGCGCTGGTCATGGAGAAGGTGCTGTACAAGGCGGCCGCCGCGGCAGTCGACGACCACGGACGTCCGCTGCTGCCGATCATCAACCCGAGCAACGCCAACGGCAGGGCCGCGTCCCGGTTCCAAACCCTCGACATTGCAGGTGTCATCGGCATCCCGTCGTGGGCACTGGCCAGCACCGCCGGGGCGCCGAACAACAGCTGGCTGTTCGACCCGTCCACCGTGCACGGCTGGTGGACCGCCCCGCAGCGACTGGAGTTCCCCGGATCCGACCCGGGCGCGGCGACCGCCCCGAACGCGTACGCCCCGGTGGCGTACGTCGACCTGGCCATCTGGGGCTACAAGGCGTTCGCGAACTCCGACATCGGCGGCGTGCGTCAGGTGATCTACGACAACGCCTGATTTATCGGATTACCGGTAATCGCAATACGACAATCTGAAGGGGGCCGGGGTGACGACCACGATTCGGGCCAGATCTAGCACTACCGTCGACCTGCCCGTCACGGGCCTGTGGGTTATCGCGGTGTGCGGCGACGACCTCGCCGGTGACGTGCCCGTCGTCACGGTCACCCTGCCCTCTGGCGCGGTCGTCACCCCGGTCGTGACCGCGGACGCTACCGACGAGTACCGGGCGGAGTACGTCGTCACGGTCGCCGGCCGGCACATCGCCCGGGTCACCACGGCCACGCACGGCGCGGTCGAGTTCACCGCGTACGCGACCGGTACGACCGCGGCCGCGGCCATGCCCGACGTTGCCGCGGTCAACGCGTACATCGGGGAGCACTCATGGTCCGACGAGGAGATCCAGGACGCGCTCGATGCGGAGGCGGCCGCGCAGCGCCGGGCGTGTGACGTGCCGGCCGCGTACCCGGACGATCTGCGTCAGGGGTTGCTTCGCCGGGTGTGGCGCAACCTGATCATGCGCGGTCAGCCGGCGCTGACCGTGCCCGGATCGACCGAGGGGACCGCGGTGCTCGCGCCGAGCCTCGATGCCGAGGTCCGACGCTTCGAAAGTCCGCACCGGAAACTGCGGTCGGCGTGAGCACGATCGCCGCCGGCCGGGCCGAAATCGTCGCCGCCCTGAACGCCGTTGCCGGTATCCAGGCGTACCTGTCTAAGCCGTCAGCGCCGCGCTCCGGCGATGCGTGGCTCACGTGGCGCGCTGACCGTGACAGCGACACCGTCGGAGGGTTCGACATCACGTGGTCGATCGTGATCGTCACTCCGGCCGGCGAGCAGGCCAGCGACACATGGATCGACGACCACCTCGACGCCGTGCTCGCCGCGCTGCGGCCGGTCACGTACGTGACCGGATTTGCTCCGGCGAACCTCGGCACGGACGCTAGCCCGGTGTTCGGGCTGTTGATCACCACCGATAGGGAGTAGCAATGGCGGACACCAAGGGCAAGCAGCGCTATGCCAGCGTAAAGATCGACGACATTGAATATGCCGGCGACGTGCATACAGCGCTGATGCCGCCCGCGGAAGGCAACGTCGAGACATACACCGTCCTAGCCCCGACAGGTTCGGTCGTCGACGAGGGCACCCCCTCCTACACGTTCCAGCTGAAGGGGTTGCAGGGATCCGCGCTGTATACGGCGCTGATCGCTGCCGAGGGCGCGACCGTCGACGTCGAGTTTCAGGCCGAGGCTGGGATCGGCAAAACGGTCCGGAGTTTCGCGATGTTCGTTCCGACCGGGGCGATGCCGCTCGGCGGCGAAGAGGGCACGTGGCGCGAGTTCGACGTCACGTTCAACGTTCAGGGTGAGGTCACCAGTTCAGTGAGTGTGGCCTGATGGCGGCCCGACTCGTCGTGCACGCAGAGATGGATGACGGCCAGATCCTCGAGGCGACGTGCGACCAGCGCGATTACGCCGCTTGGGAGATCCATCCGCTGCACGACGATGATCGTCCCGTGACTCGGATCCGCTACCTGGCTTTCAGCGCGCTCAACCGGAGCGGCTGGACGAAACTGTCGTGGCCGGCGTGGAACGCGGCCTGTGTCAGCGCGGACGCGGCGGACAGCGCTCTGGTGGACGTGGACCCTACCCGCGCGGGTCAGCCCGCCGCGGATTGATCCATTTGGCAGTCCTCAGCGGACAGCCGCTACGGGATCTGCTCGACTCGGACCTGTGGACCGATAGGGACCTCATCACTCTCGAACAGCTGCTGACCAGGGAGGATCTGCGATGACGGACTGGCGTATCGTGGCCGCGCAGATCCGGGCGTTCGACGATCGGCGCGAAATCGTCAAGGCCATGCGCAAGGCGATGCGCGAGCCTCTCCCGACGATCCGCACGGCGATCCGGGCGCGAGCGATCTCAACAATGCCGGCCGGCGGCGGGCTGAACCGGTGGGTGGCTGCGTCCCGGATCAACGCGACCGTCAAGATCGATTCGCGGCGGGTTCAGGTCCGGCTAAAGGGTGGCCGCAACTCCCGCGGCGGCCGATCGGATATGGCGGCGATCGATCGCGGCCGCGTGCGGGCCCCGTCGTGGGGCCACCGAACCAAGGCCAGTTGGCACACCGTCGAGGTGACACCCGGCTATTTCCGGGCGCCGGCAGCGGACGCGGCCGGTCTGGTCAACGCGTCGATCGATCGGGCCGTCGACGGCGCCCTTGACCAGCTAAGGGGGTGACCTGATGCCCAGAGACGTCGAGTTCAACTACACCGCGAGCGACAAAACCGGGCCTGCCGCGGCAAGCGCGGAGCGCCGGATGCGCAAAACAGCCGAGTCGATCAAGAAGGACTCGGACAAACTCAGCTCCGATTTTGCGCGCAAAGTCGTCAAAATGGCCGAGTCGGTCAGCCCTCAACTCGCGGCCGGGCTGACGCGTGGTTTCCAGTCCGCGGCGTCCGCGGCACCGCCGATTTTGGCGGCCGGGGTCGTTGCCGCGGCCCCGTTCGTTGCGGCGACGCTGTCCGCCGCGGTGATCGGCGGCGTCGGAGCCGGCGGGATCATCGGCGGCGTCGCCCTGGCCTCCAAAGACCCGCGAGTCCAGGCCGCGCTCACTGGTATGAAAACCCGGGTCGGCGCCGAGCTGACCGACGCTGCGCAACCGTTCGTCGACACGACGATCGCCGGCATCGGCCGGATCGAAGCGGCGATCGACACCGTGGATTTTGGCGCCATTTTCGCGCAGTCCGCGAAGAACGCCGTACCGGTCATCGACGGGATCGCCCGCGGGATCGAGGGGATCGGCGACGGGGTCGAAAAGCTGATCGCCCGGTCCGGGCCGGTCATGGAGGAACTCGGCGACTCGATCGCCAGCGTCGGGCAGCACGCCGGGGATTTCCTGGCCACCATCGGCAAGGGGTCCGAGGGCGCGGCCGCCGCGCTGCACGATCTGACGTCCGTGTTCAACCTCGTGCTGGACGTGACCGGCCCGACCATCTACGCCCTGACCACGGTTTACGGATGGCTGTCCAAAATCGGCGCGGCGCAGACGTTCGCCGCCGGGCTGCTCGGCCCGATCGGCACCCTCACTCACTTTCTGCGCGACACGGGCGGGGCCGCCGAGCAGACCGCCGGGCAAATCCGCATCGCTAGGGCGTCCGTCGACGGGGCCGCGGCCGGCGCCGCGGTCGGCGCGGTCCAGTTCGACCGGTACGGCCAAGCGATTCTCTCCTCCGGCGACGCGGTCCAGTCTTTCGCGGACAAGGTCAACGCGCTGGCCAGTGCCGGCCAGACCCTGTTTGCCTCATCGACCCGGGTCGGCGCAGCAGTCGACAACGTCACCAAAGCGATAAAGGCGAACGGGCAGACCCTCGACGAACACACCGAGAAAGGCCGGGCGAACCGCGAAGCGCTCTCCCAGCTCGCCGCGGCCATGACGGAGCAGTACAACGCGACCGTTCGCGCCAACGGCGAGGGGCCGCAGACAGACGCGGTCGCGAACGCGAACCGGGAGAGTTTCGTCCGGCTGGCGACGTCGCTGACCGGCAGCAAACGTAAGGCCGAAGAACTGGCCACGGCCATGGGCCTGATCCCGGCCAAGAAGGACCTAAAGGTCAACGCGAACACCCACGACGCAGAAGGACGCCTCAACGCCCTACAAGATCAAGTCAACGCGCTGAAGGGCAAAACGATCACCATCACGATTGCCCGGAAACTGACCGGCTCTAAAGCGTCCGACAGTGCGCTCGACGCGGCGATCCGCAAAAATTTCGACGCCTCCCAATCGTTCGCGTTCGCCGGCTCCGCGATCCGGCCGGAGCCGGCCAGAGCGCCAATGAGTGAACGCCTCGAGAATTACCTGACTGTGACCCTCGACGGGCAGGTCGTCTACAGCACCACCGAGCGGATGATCAGGGACTCGTCACGCCGGGACGCGTGGCGTCAGAAAGTCGGCCGGCGATGACGATCACGTACGTCGGTGCCGGCGCGGCCGCTACCGCAAACAACGCCAGCGTCAGCCCGGCACTGCCGGCCGGCCTCGCCGCCGATGACCTGCTGCTCGCTGTCGCGTCGATCCGTAACTCCGGCGTCGGCACCGTGGCCGGCGCCGCGGGCTGGTCGGTGGTCACCTCGTCGGGCAACGTGGCTATCCTCGGCCGGTTCTACAACGCCAGCGTCACCGCCCCGACGATCACGTTCATCGGCGGTGTCGCGAACGCGGACACGATCGGCCGAATCCTGGCGTTCCGCGGCGTCAGCCCGGACGCGCTCACTCAGTCCACGGCGGCCGCAACCCTCAACGCCAGCGCCCAGAACATCACCTACCCGGCCCTTGACGTGCCCGCCGCGGCGCACGCCGTGCTGATGGCGCTGTGGAAACAGGACGACGCTACATCGCTGACGACGCCGGCCGGGTGGACGCCGGTCGGGATGACGTCGACCACGACCGGCGACGACGCCCTACAGGCCACCTTCTATCAGATCCAGACCACCGAGGCGGACGTCGCGTCGGCCGCGGTCACCGTTACCGGCGGCGTCGCCGCGATCAGCCGAGGCCTGCTGGTGGCGTTGAAACCGGCCGCGTCGATCTCCGTCACACCACAAGACACGTGGCCGCCCCGCAACCAGGTGGCCGTGACCGGGTTGACCATCGGTGATTCGGTCACCGTGTACCGGGTCGTGGCCGGCGTCCGGACCGAGCTGCGCGGCGCCGTCGACGCAGTAGACGAAACGGCCATGGTGGTCCTCGACGCTGAGCTGCCGTTCGGTGTGCCCGTGTCGTACGTCGCCGTGGTCCAGGGCGCCGCCGAGTACACGAGCGCCGCGGTCACCTACGAGCTGACCGGCGGGAAAATCGCGCTGACTGACGCGATTACCGGCGCGGCCGCGGAAGTTGTCATTGGCGCCGAGGGAGACCGGACCAACGGACGGCAGTCCGCCCGGCTGAAGGTCGCCGGCCGCAACGTGGTCGTGAACGGCCCGGCAGGGCAGGATCAGGGCAGTTACGAGCTGTTCGTCGCCACCACCAGCAGTTACGACAATCTGATGAGCCTGTTGGCGACCGCCACCGACGGGGTCGTGCAGATCCGCGGGCCCGGCGGCTACGACGGGATCGACGGATACCTGGCCGTCGACGCGTGGACCACTCGGCGGTGGCTTCAGGACGGACGCAAAGAGGCCCGCCTGGTCACCATCGAATGGGCGGAAGTCGACCCGTGGGCCCTCACGCTGGTAGCCCGCGGGTTCACCCTGGCAGACCTTGCCGCGGCGTACCCGCCCCCGGCCACCCTGCAAGACCTCGGCGCCGCCTACGGCACGTTCCTCGACCTGGCACAGGCGGACCTGTCGTGATCACGGTCTCCGACACCGCCCGGGCCGCGCTGAGCGGCAGCTGGACCTACTACCTGAATGTCCAGAGTTGGCTCGGCGATCAGCTGCTCGCGACCAACGTGCCCGTCGACGCCGGCAGCGAGGAAACCGACCGGTCGCTGCGGGTACCGGAACGGGTGACGCTGACCGTTCCGAAAAAGGCGGCCGGCACCGATTGGACCCCCACAGCCGCCACCTCGCCGCTTGCGGCGAACGGGCAAACCCTGAAGATCAGCCTCGGTATCGGCAAGGGCCCCGACGGCATCGAGTGGTTCCAGCGCGGCGAGTATCTGATCCACGAGACAAAAGAGGGCGACGACGGGCTGACGCTCGCCGTCACCGCGGTGGGGCTGCTGGCCCTGATCGACGAGGCTAAGTTCATCGCGCCGTTCCAGCCGACCGGCACATTCCGCGAGACCGTGCGGTCGCTGGTAGAGCCCGCGCTGACCGTCGACGTGTCCGCGGCACCCACCGACAGGTCCGCCGGCTCGGTCGGTGCGTTCGACACCGACCGGCTCGCCGGGCTGTATGAGCTGATCGACGCGTGGCCGGCAGCGTCCCGGATGAACGCTGGCGGCTACCTCGAGATCATCCCCGACGTCGCCCCGACCGCCGCGGACGTCGTCCGTACGTTCAGCACGGCGGCCGGGGGGACCGTCATCGTCGCCAGCGGCGAATCGACCCGGGAGGGCGCGTTCTCGGCAGTGTTGGTGACCGGCTACGCCGCCGACGGCACCGAGGTCCGCGGGGTCCGCTATGTGCCGTCGGGGCCGTGGGCGTACCCGGCCGGCGCCGCGAACCCGCTCCCCGTCCCGTGGACGTTCGCCAGTCCGTTTATGACCAGTCAGCAGATCTGCTCCGCGGTCGCCGAGGTCCTGCTTCGCCGCAAGGTCCGTGAGGCGATCAGTCAGCGGTATGAGATCACGGCGGTCCCTGATCCGACGCTGGAGATCGGAGACGTCGTCACGATCACCACCGATCACGTGACCGACCTGCTGTGCACTGTGGAGCGGATCTCTCTGCCGTACTTCCCGACCGGCCCGATGGGCGTCACCGTGGCGAGCGTGTCATGAGCGACCCGGCCAGCAACCGGACATCTCTGGCCGGGGTCACCTCCGGTGTCGGTATCGCGGCCGGCGCGAAAGCGGCCGGCATGGTCAGCGTCGTTGCGGGCGGCGTCGCTACCAGCATGTACGCCGCCCGGGATGTCACGTTCGCGGCCGGCGACCGGGTGCTGTTCACCAGGGTCGGAAGTGTCTGGGTGGCGCACGCCCGGCTGGATGCCGCGGCGACCGGCGGCGACCCGGACAACCCGTCCCCGGTTCCTCCCCCACCCAAGCCGACCGTCGTGACCGGCGTCAAGACATTCACGCCGGTCGAGACCCGCTCCCGACAGGGCAGCAAATGGCGCACCGACAACGACGATGTGTATCAGGGCCAGTACGGCGGGCAGGGCAACCACATCGGCTGCGCGTTCTACGGCAGCGGGCCGCGCTCGCTCAACGGCGCGACCGCCACAGCCGCGTACGTGCAGTTGCGGCGCCGCAGCGCGGGCGGGGTGACCGCCGCGCAGGACACCACATTTCGGCTCGTTGCCGAGCGGACACGCCCGTCGGGCGCGCCAACGCTCGGCTCGACCACAGACGGCCCCAACCTTCGCTGGGGCGAGACGGACCGCTTCCAGATCCCGACGTCCTGGGCGCAGGCCATGCTCGACGGCACAGCCGGCGGCCTGGCTATCTACGAGTCTGACGGCGCCCCTTACGTCATCCTCGACGGCCGCGGCCACTACTCCGCCAGTTTCCAGCTCACGATCTACTGGAGTCGCTGACATGACCGCCAACACCCCGCGGGGCTACCCGTATCCGCAGCTCACTGACACTGTCGATGGTCTCGCCGACTATTTCCAGGACCTGGCGGAGGCCGTGGACACCGACATGGGCACACAGGTGACCGCGGCGCTGCGGCACGCTACCCGCGTTACTCAGTCATTGGCACAGACCGGCTGGACGACCGGCACGTACAACAGCCTCACGTTCACCGCTACCGAGGATTTCGACTCGTCGCTCGGGCTGCACGACACCGTGACCAACCCGTCGCGGATCACGATCGGCAAGAAGCTGGGCCTGTGGCTTGTGCAGGGCACGTTCGTGGCCGTGTCCAATGCGGCAATGACCGCGGCGCGGTGCCGCGTCACCCTGAACGGATCGTCGATCAACGGTGCGCTCACCTCCGACCCGGCGCCGTCGGCTTCGGGCCTGCCGGTCTACTCGTCCCCGATCGTGCCGATCCTCGCCACGGTCTCCACCGACTATGTGGAGACCCAGGGGTTGATCACCGCGCCGTCGGGGACCATCGGATCCCAAGTCAACGGCGAAGCGCGTAGCGCGATGTGGGCCCTTTTCATCGGAACTCTTGGATAGAGCTCCGACCCGGATATAGCCGTTTGACCAGGGGGAATGGTCGCACCGACCGGATAGGATGATCATCCATACGGGTGATCCTTAGGGGAGGGCTCCGTTGATCATGGAGTGGCTCAAAAAAGCGCCGAGCGTCGTCGTCATCTGTTTCTTCGTCCTGACCACCGTCCTCGCACTCGCCACCCTCGCGGCGTACGTGGTCCTGTCCGTTTACGGCAACCCGCAGGACCTCGCAGACTTCCGCCAATGGGTCCAGACCATCGGCATTGCCGTTGTCGTCCCCCTGCTCGGAGTCAACACCGTAGCGACGTGGGCCGGCGCCCGCAGCGCCTCCAACGCTGAGGACAACACCGACGGCAGCAAAGACGCCCAGATCGCCGCGCTGCGCGCCGAACTGGCCCGCAAAACCGGCGGTGCCCGATGAGTTGGGGCGGACTCAACCCGGCGCTCACGTCGTGGCGCAACGGGATCAACGCCCTGTTTCCGGGCCGGGCCACCACATCGGATGGCGGGTACGCCGACAGTGCGCACGGCGGCACGAGCCAACACCAGCCGGACAGCGACGGCAGCGTCGACGCGTTCGACATGGACAACCAGCTGCTCGGCTCGAACGAGCCGAGCGGCAACGACGACGAACGGCGCCTCCTCGAGGCGCTGAAACTGGACTTCGAAGCCGACCCGCGGGCACACCTGTGGATCTCGCATCAGGAGATCGCGCAGCACGACACCAGCACGCCATGGGCAGAGAAGGACTACGACGGGGCCAGCCCGCACGACGAACACACGCACTGGCAGAGCCACGAGCAAAACGAAGACGATGGCCGCCCATGGAAGTTCCCGCACACCGAGCAAGCGCTGGAGGACATGATGACCCCCGAGCAGTTCATCGAGCTGTTTCAGGCTGCGCTAGCCGACCCGGACGTCGCCGCGAAAATGCGGGCGTTCGCGTGGCAGTACGCCGGCTCCCCGCTAACCCCGCCGAACCGCAGCACAGCATGGATCCTCAGCGACATCCAGAAGTACGGCCCGGCGATCGCCGGCATCCAGGCAACCCTCGACGAGTTCATCGCCGCGGCCGATCCCGGCGGGCCGCCCGCCGCGGGATAGCCGTAGCCGGCGGCCGCCCGCTACGGTAAGCAGCGCGGAACGGTCCGCGCCGCCGGGCCCCCGTTCGCGGCGCCGAGGCCCTGCACACAGAACGGCTCCGGGCGATACGCGCGCCCGGAGCCGTTCTGCTCACCACCCCGCCCTGACCTTGCGGGACCTGTGCGGAGCTTCCAACTTTGCAGGGGGCCCTGTCGTCTGCCCACCGACGACCGTGCTAGCCGCCGACGTGCAGTACGCCCCGATGTACGCCCCGCATACCGCGCAGCGGCGATACCCCGACGGATACTCGGTCACGGCCACACCCACTCCGCCGGGCCGGCGCCCCACACGCTGACCGCGATCACACCCAGAGTCGTACCTAGGACTACCGCGGCGACGACCACGATCAGATACCGCATCGGATCGACCCGGGCCGGCGCCGGCTCCCGACCGGATCGCTCGCTGATCGGCCACGACGCCCGCCGCGAGTGCTGCGGCACATACTCGGGCCGTTTCACTGGCCACCCCGCCCGCGCTCGCCCGGGTCCAGGTTGATACCCCGGAACCAGGCAGGCTCCATGTCGGCGATCTCATCCGCTACCCGCGCTGCGGGCCACTCACCGACGTTCGGGCCGAACAGTTCGCGCAGCCGCGCGCTTATCACCCCGGACAGCACGATCACTCGCCTCCGCGCGCCTCTGGGATGGTGTCGAACACCGACACTGTGACGGAATGCAGCTCACCGTCACCGTAGAAAAGGGGCAGCCTCGCCCATGCGGTGACGGTTCCGTCCTCTGCTTCAGGAACGGTTATCTCCTTCGCGCCGTGCTTGTCGACCAGCAGCCGGATCAGCGCGGCGCTCTTGTCGTCGCGAACGTGCCGGCCTAGCGCGATCTGGGAGGGCATCGGGACGTCGGGGTGACCGTCGTACCAGTCCGCGATCAGGCGGAGCACGTCGCCGGGGGTGGCACCCTCAGGGATCTTAATGTTTGACATGCGAGCAACCTTGCTCGCGAGCGAGCTGATCTGTCAAGATGTGGAGCATGAAACCTGACCGATCGGCCGAGCCGACACTACCGATTCCCAGCTCGATGGATTGGTGCACCGTCCGCGGCGCCGCGGCCCGGCTCAAAGTGCACGACACCACCGTCCGCCGGATGATCCGCGAGGGACGGATCAAGGCCTACATGCCATACGCGGCCCCCGACGAGGACGGCCCGAAGTTGCTCTACTGCCACGACGTCGACCAGCTCGCCGCCGCGCGGCGCCGCGTCAAGGGCCAGCACGCCGACACCGCCCCGAAAAGCACCCAGGAGGCATCCCGATGATCACCGACGGCGACATGCTCGACCAGGTCCGCACGACCATCGACGGCGACCCCGACTACGACGCCGTGGGCATCCGGGACCACATCCACCGCGAGCACGGCTTGATCGACATCGACGACATCCCGAGCGACGACTATTGGGCGATCGTCGACAAGCACCGAGTCGACCGTGCCTAGCGCGATACCCGCGCGCGACATCTCCTCGTCGTGGGCGCCGCACAAGCTGTGCGGCGCCCGGCACGCCCCGACCGCGGAGTGCCCGCCGGTCGGGGTGTGGCTAGTCGAGTGGGTTGCGGGCCGGCAGTACATCCCGAGGCAGCGAAAGGGGACGCGGTGACCCAGAAAAGCAAAATCGCTCCGCGCGGGGGGTTGCAGTCCACCCGGGGAGCGATCATGCTGTGCGTGCTCAAAAACCTATGGCGTCATGCTACCGGAAACAGCATGCGGAATCACGCCGGGATACAGATACGGCACGTTGGGGTTGCAGCCAGCAGATTCGTGAACGTAGATGGGCGGAAACTACGTGCTCGGCCACCACCGAGCGAAACAAACGACCGGGCCCCGCGTCCCGTGCCTCAGAAGCTAACTCACGCGTGAATGGAGACAGTCCCCGCGGACCTGTTGACCCCGGGCGCGAGCCCGCGGCGCAGACGGTAGGCCCAAGGTCCCACGTGCAGAGCGTGACCAGGGGGGGGAGCACCAGCAGACCGACGGCGCGTTACGCGACCCGAGCGTCCAAGTGGCCCCCTGGTGGAGAGGCGCTGTCATATCCCGCCCTAGCCCCGGAGTAATGCCCGGAGCGTGGAATACGCGACCGACGAATGACCGACGGCAGCATTCCACCCCACCCCTACGCGTTCGAACATTTGTTCGCGTAGGGGTGGGGTGCTCCCTCTGAAATCCCTCCGGCAGGCGTGAAGATCCCAACCCCAAAAGTCAAGTACAACAGCAGAAAGTCACCCGAAAGGAGTACACCGATGGCCATCGATGCGAATTTCACTCACAACTCACAACCCGACGGACGCGACGACGACGGCAACCCGCTCTGGCTCGGCCAGAACCTCCCGGACCTGCTTACCGCCGCACACACCGTCGCATGCCAGCAAGACCAGGCCGCCGGCACCACCGAGCACGTCGATCACCTGTTCGAAACTCTGATCATGTTTGCGGGCGGCCTCACTAAGCGCCGCGCTCGGCAGCCACGGCCGATTCTGAGCAACATCGCGTCGGCCGACGACCGGCAGTGGTGCGGCGCCCCGCGAGAGATCGGCGGTCAGCAGTTGTGCCCGGTCGAGTCGTCCTGTCCGACCGGTACGTGCGCCATCATCGAGCCGATCCCTGGGTGGCACGGATGATCCAGGTGTTGCGCGTAGCCACCCTCGCAGCCTGGCTGATCGCGGCCGGACTGTATCTCTGGTGGGCCGGCGGGGTGTTCCGGTGACCGGCCCGTTTGACGACGGGGCGCGCACGCTGCCTACGGGCCCGGTCGTCGCCCCGGTGAGCATGTTGTACCTCGAGCTGATTCGGACCGTGAAAATCTGCGGCGCTCGGTGGCAGCGATGCGACCAAATGTTCCTCTGCCGTTGCTACCGGGACCGCCGATATCCGCACGTCTGCACGTGCGTCTGCGAACTGTCGCTGCCCGAGCCTGGGTCGGTCGGATCCCTTGACCTATCCAGTAATGGACCGTAGTCTACTGGGCATGACAGTTAAGGGGTACGTAAACATGTCGATCAAGCAGCAAGCGCGCGCCGCGCTCATGCAAATGTCTCTGCGTCTGTCGCATGAGTTGGGGCGCCGAGTCTCGATGAGTGAGGCGCTGGAGATGACGATTCGGGCCGCGCGGTCGGCCGATCAGCCCTGCCCGCCGGAATGCGGCCAGAACTGGCAGCGCGCATCCGACCCGATCGAGCACGTTGAGCATTGCCCCCAGCGCCAGAACGACCCGTGCGCGTGACCAGCTACTTCGCGTGCGTGCTCTTCATCGTGGGATTTCCGCAGGTCTTCTACGCCATGCCGAGCTACGCCTCAGGGGACCCGGACCGAACCGAGCGGATCTGTATGCGCCTCGGCGGCCTCCTGATCGCAGCGGCTGCGCTCTGCGTGTGCGCTGGATTCTGGCTCAGATAGCGCTACCCGAATGGAGGTTATGGAGTGATTACCAGCCACGGCGACCAGCCGGACGACCCGGAGGCCGCATCCGACCGATCAGCCAACCCGCCCGGCGCGACGCGGTTTGCTGGCGACGACGGCCCCGACGACGACCCGTGCGCGTTCGGGCGTTGCACCGACCCGGCCGCGCACGCCGAAGGGGCGCACGACCTGTGACTGATGCGATCAGGCCGTGCGCATGGTGCTCCGGGCCGATCCCGACCAGGGCTCGCTCGGACGCCGTGACGTGCTCGACACCGTGCCGCCAGGCTCGACACCGCGCCGCCCGGTACGCGTCGCGCGGGCATCGAGGCAACGGGTCGGGCGTGCCCGCGCGACGGTTCGCCTACGCGGACCCCCCGTACCCGGGAAACGCCAGGCTCTACGCCGACCATCCGGACTACGCAGGCGAGGTTGACCACGCGGAGCTTTTGTCGCGGCTGGCCACGTACGACGGATGGGCGCTCTCGACGTCGGCACGCGCGCTCCCGGCCGTGCTCGCCCTAGCCGTCGAGCAAGGACTCCAGGTCCGCGTGGCCGCTTGGACCCGTGGCGCGCGGCCGCACGCGACGGCTGTGCACCCGGTGAACGCTTGGGAGCCGGTGATCTATGTACCTGTCGCGCTCACAGGCTGTGCCGGCGTCACGCGACGGGTGGTGGACCACCTCCACCATGGGGTCTCGCCCATGCACACGCTCCCGACCAGGGTCATTGGGGCGAAACCGGCGGCGTTCTGTCGCTGGATTTTCGACCTGGTCGGCGCGACGCCTACTGACCAGCTGGATGACCTGTTCCCTGGGTCCGGGATCGTGGGGAAGGTGTGGCAGCTGTACGCCGCGGCGTAACACGACACGTCGCGTGGGCCCGACGACTACAACAAAAGCCGAATTATGTTGTACCGCCCGACTCACCCGAAAGAGGGACCCCTTGACCGAACAGCCAGACGCAGCTGTGGAGCGCTACGCGTTTAACATGGTGCTCTCCGGCACCGAGAGCGAGATCGAGAACGATCTCAACGAGGCGGAGATGGCTCTCTCTCGCGAACAGGCCACACGAGCACGCGAGTTTGCGCAAGCCTTATTGCAGGCAATCCGCGATCACCGCGTAGAGCTGATCCGGGCTGCCCGAGAGGCTCACGAGCAGGAGAGCGACGACGGGCGCGTGCCAGAGCTAGACCAGGCACTTAAGGCCCCCATCCGGACCGGCGGCTACGCCGTCGACCTGCTCAACCAGGACCGCGCTGACTACCTCGTGCAGACGGTATTGGGAGAGTCCGGCGGCGTGCGCCGCCCCGACTCTGACGGGACGGTCGTCACGCTTAGCCGAGGCGACCTGGGTATGCTGGCCAACCTTGACAGCGAGGATGACGGCCACTACGACGGCACGCGCATCTGGATCGGCGGCGCGGAGTTCGAGGTCAACCCGCTACGGCAGGACGGGCCGGACGACCACCCACCGTCCGACCCGTCCACATGATCAGCCGGGCGACCCTAGCCCGCTGATCGATCCCCCCGATAACGCCTGGTCAGACAGTACGGCCCGGCCACCCTGTACGCCAAGGGTGGCCGGGCCGTACTGCGTGCCTGATCATGAGGGAATGACAACCGAACCGAACACCAGCAGCAGGCAGGCCAGAAGCCGCACCGTCGCGGTGCCGCTTGGCAGCAACTCGAGCAAGCCCGCTAAGGGCCGGATCGTGTTCGTCCCGACGGACGTGCACAGCAACAACGGTGACGACTACGCCCCGGCCATGATCACCCGCGTATTCGACGACGGGAAGATCAACGTCCGCGTGTTCACCGACTCGACCAACCCGCCGGAGCACCGCACGTCGGTGACGCTGCACGACGAGGAGCCGGCCGACCGCGGGCACGTGGCATGGTGGCCGCCGCGGGCATGAGCGGACGCCGTGAGCTGCTGGTCTGGGCGCTGCTGTGCGCTGTGCTGGTTGGCGCGTACCTGTTGGGCCTTACCGCTTCATAGCCGATCATGAGGGCATGACCCAACCTGAGTCCCCTGCCCTTGACCTCGGATACCAGGTCGTACAGCTAGCCGTCACCGACGCTCTGATCAGCGCACTGGACGACTGGTCGGATCCCGTGCAGGTGCGCATCGTCCGTGAACCGGCCTCGGCTACCGGGTGGGAGATGCGCACCCGGACGGTCAACCTCGAGGACCTGAGGACGCGCCGCGATGAGTAAGGCCTGGGCGAAAGGCAGTACCCGCCGGTGGCGCACTGTGCGCGCTGCCGTGCTGGCGAGGGACCGGCATCGATGCCGGCTAGGTAGGGAGGTCTGCACGGGCGTAGCCACGCAAGCACACCACCTGCACGGCAGGGGTAGGTGCCGAGGGTGTGGGGTGGATGACCCGTCCCACCTGGTCAGTGCGTGTCGTGCGTGCAACCTGGCAGTAGGTGACCCGGGGCGCACAATCGATCATGATCATGGTCGCAATGGTCGCGCGCGAGTGGTGGTGAGGTGGTAAGCAACATGATCATCGTTCGGATTGCGTTTTTTCCTGTTACCTCCGACCCCGGAACACCCCGGAGTGTCCCCTTTTTCTCCCCCGGGCCCCGGGGCTGTGCACGATG